TGAAAGACCATATGTAAATCCAACTACGTTAGCAACTTCTGGAACTGCAACAGATATCGCAGCCTATACAGAATATGAAGGTTTGGCAAGATCAATTATTGACTCAATTACTGGCGGATTTTATTATAACAGAACTTACTTAGAGGTTGTTGGTCAAGGAACTGACTACGTTCCCCTATGGAAAAAAACACATAAGATTTTAAAGGCATACGAAAATGCAGAATTAGTTTATGACTTAAACGATACAGTAAATGGACCAGCGCTAAAGTCTTACACATACCTAATAACAAAAGATAAATCTGCAATTACAAAAGATCCACTAGAGACGACTGATTCATTAAATCGTGCTGAAAGAAAATATCCAAATATTCCAGTTGCACCATCAGACTCTATAAGTCTTTTTGATACTGAGGATAGCGGAAACGTACAAACCATCGTTCCAGCAGTAGCCTTTCCAGAAGGAATAGACTGCATCTTTTTACTAGAAACTGGCTACAAGGTAGTTCCAAATGATATTACAGATGCAACAAAAATGTTGATTGAAGACATTAAATGTGGAAAACTAGACTATTACAAGCGCTACATTAAGAACTACAGTACAGATCAGTTTAAGATTGAATATGATAAGAGAATGATCGACGGTACTGGAAACATACTTGTTGATAAAATTCTTGATAAATACATAGAAACGATTATCCGTCCAGGAGTCTTATAATGGAATGCTGTCCAGAAACAGATTTCATGTACCCTATGAAGGCTGATATTTATTATCCAATCATAAAGCAAACGCAGTATGGTCAAGCAACAAAAGACTGGGTATTCGATAGAACAATTATTTGCAACGCAACAAGTGTTGGTGGTGCAGGAACAGAAGACATTAAACCAGAAACATTTTTACAATACGAAAATAAACTTATTGCTAGAACAAAGAGTGATCCAAGAGTATCCTCTACAAATTCTGAAAATGCTATTACAAACATTTTAGTTACAAATGTAAGAAGTGCTAATGATGACATTGTTTATAGGGAAACAGCAGGTCCAAGGTCTGGCAGAGGAACCATTTATGAAATGGCTACAGTAGAACCTTTTATGGGACCATTTGGAAATATTGAATTCTTTAAGATGCTCTGGCGCAGGACAGAGAATCAAACAGTGGGTGACTAGTGAGAATAACCACAAACTCAAAAAAGTTTGAGTCTCAAATGAATAATATAATTCAATACTCTATGGGGTTTTTAGATGGTGTTGAAAATGGTAAAAGAGTATTTTTAAAAAACCTTGGTGCTGGAACAATACAGGCAATGGCTGCATATGTTGATGTTTCTGCTAAAGGTAATCCAAATGCGCTACACCATGTCTATGAGTGGTATCAAACAGGAAGCCCTAGTGCAAGACTATTTGATATAGACTATACAGTTAGTAATCTTGGTTTAACATTTAATTCAAAATTTAGACAGTCTAGAACATTAAAAGAAGACTCAAATGTACCTTTCTACAATAAAGCAAGCATTATGGAGAATGGAGTGCCAGTTACAATAACTCCAAAGAAATCTTCAGTATTAGTTTTTGAACAAGGTGGAGAAACTATTTTTACAAAAAGTCCAATAACCGTAAGAAATCCAGGTGGCGACTATGTTGCTGGATCATTTGAAAGAACAATAGACGAGTTTATTCTTAAATATTTCAAGCAATCATTTTTACGTGCTAGTGGAATATATGATTATATCAAAAAGCCAGTTTTGTATAAAAAGAACTTCAAGGCTGGATCAAAAATGGGTAAATCTAAAGGAGTCGATACTGGTTTTAGATGGATAGCAAATGCAAAGATTGGTGTAGAATAGACCTATGACATTAAATACTTATGCCCAAACTGGATTTCCGCCAACATTTCTTAATGCCTATATCAATAGTGAGTTAAAAGAATTTGGATTGATTCCAGATGGACCAAACCCATTCCAACCATTTTTTCCAGCACAGAGCCCAATCAATATAGAAGATATTTATAACGATAGTGTTTATATTAAAAACAACCCAAATGCAATTGTTGTTATGTTTGACAGGCTTATTAGATTTAGACCAAATGCATTTTATAGAAATAAAAGAGAGCAACTTGTATATTTCATTTATGCCCCAGATCTAACTAAACTTTTTGATGCAACCAGAGTAATTATTGAGTGCCTTGATCGAGAAGACGCAGCAGCCCAAGACCTAAACTCCTGGCTATCAATTAATGATATAGAAGATGAAAATGGAAATGCCATTACAAAAAATGTAATGTTTCATAATATTAAGGTATATCAGGCAGATGAGGCACGGGACATAGCAGAACTAGCCTCAGCCAGAACCCTATTCTTGAACAAACTTGTCATAGAGTACGATTATCACACAGTAGACACTTTGGGGACCTCCCAAAGATATACATAAAAATGCTGTTATAATTATCATGAGGAAACACAAACGCCGTACAACTTAATATCTATTCTTAAGGAAGAGGTGAATAAATGGCATACAGTCGTGGAACGTCGTCCAACATTATCGTTGGTGCAGCAGCACTTTTCGTTGCAGACACAACCCTAACTCCAAATACATTGGAGAACTTTAGTACTGAAGTATCATTCAGAGAGACACTCTCAGAGGATGCAGACTATACAAACGTAGGTTACACCATGAACGGTCTAGAAATGCAGTTCCAACCAGACTTCGGTGAAGTCCAGGTAGACCAAATTCTTGACGTTGCAAAACTTTACAAGCAGGGCATGCAGGTTAATCTTGCAACTGCTTTCGCTGAAGCAACACTAGAGAATCTTCTCTTGGCTTTGGCATTCGGTTCAGACGAACTAACTGGAAACGTAGCAACTCACACAGGTAAGACATTAAACTTATCTGCAGGAGATATCGGCGAATGTCCAGTAGAGCGTGGAATTGTTGCAGTAGGACCTGGTACAGGTGACTGCGTAGACTCTCCATTCGTGGAGCGTGTTTACACAGCATACCGTGCTTTGTCAATCGAAAACGTAACAGTTTCAGCAAAGCGTGATGAGGCTTCAATGTTTGAAGTTTCTTTCCGTTTGCTACCAGAAGATACTTCAGGCTCATATGGTAAGATCGTTGATCGTACCTTCGGAGACCTATTGTCTTAATAGTTTAACTATACATCAGAGCCCATGTCTTCGGATGTGGGCTTTGTTGTTTTATGGTAGAATAGAATTTCTATGGCAACTACAATATATAAAAGTGAAATAATACATTTATTTGATGGCACAGAATTAGAGATAATGCCATTAAAGATTAAATATCTACGTGAATTTATGCAGGCATTTGAAAATGTCAAGGTAACTAAAAATGATGACGAAGCAATCGCAGCCTTAGTAGAATGTGTTCGGGTGTGCATGAAACAGTACTATCCATCAATATCTGGAAGTGTTGAAGATGTTGAAGATAGCATTGATATGCCAACAATCTACAAAGTTTTAGATGTCTCTGCTGGAATTAGAATTAATAAAAAATCTGAAGAGCCAGTAAAAGATCAAGCAGTAGAAAGTGGTTCTACTTGGGATGACTTAGATCTTGCCAAGTTGGAGTCAGAGGTATTTTTGCTGGGTATATGGAAAGACTATCAAGAACTAGAATTATCACTATCTATGCCAGAACTCATGGCTACTTTAGAGGTAAGCAGAGAGTTAGATTATGCAGAAAAGAAATTTATGGCTGCTATTCAGGGTGTTGATCTAGATGCAGAATCTGGAAAAGGCAAGGGACAACAAGAATGGGAAGACATGAAAGCAAGAGTATTTAGCAAAGGTCAAACAAATGATTCAAATGATATTTTATCTTTTCAAGGACCTAAAGCCCAAAAAGCAGGGTTTGGTATTGGAATGGGATTAGACTACGAAAATTTAACACAATAAGCGTTTTATGCTATAATTGAGTTAACCTATATAGGAGGAATAATGGCAACAACAGTACATGAGGGCACAGAACTAACTCTTATGGATGGGTCAAAGATTAAGGTACGTCCACTTAAAATCTCTTTGCTTCGTCCATTTATGAAGAAGTTCGAACAGGTAGCAGGGGTGGCAGAAGATAACGAGAAGTCAATGACTCTTCTTATTGAATGTGTACAAATTGCAATGGAGCAGTACAACCCAGACTTGTCTACAGATATTAACAAACTAGAAGAGATCCTAGATCTCCCAACAGTCTACAAGGTTATTGAAGCCGCTTCTGGAGTTAAGTTAACAGATGCAAACAACTTGTTAAACACAGTTCTTGCAAATAACTAATTAATAAAAGAGGTGTAAATGAATGGCTGATGTAAATGCTAATATTGGCGTACATATTGATACGTCAGCGGCACTGGCAGAACTTAAAAACTTACAGCGTCAATTAGCGACATTTCATTCATCTGTAGCAAAGAATAGTGCAGCCTCAGCAGCAGCACAGAAAAATCTACAGACAAACCTTTTAAATTCTATCAATGCCACTGGCAAATTCTCTGCCCAGATGGGGTTGGTAAGAACTTCAACGGAGTCGTTTACTCACGCACTGGAGAAAAATAAACTCTCTATGCGTGAGTATTTCCGTTATGCAGGCGGATCTACTAAAACATTCGGAAAGTTATTTAGACAAGAATTTGACACAATTGGCAAGGTAGCCGAAGAGCGTGTCAAAAAGATGCAGACCCAGTATATCAAGATGGGTCGTGATGCATCTGGTGCAATGAAGGCAATGGCAATCACACCAAGAACTTTGGATATGAATGATTATGCTACAAAAACAGCCTTAGCAGCACAGAAGCAAGCATTATTTAATCAGTTAATTAAGCAGGGGTCTACCAACCTGTTGAACTTTGGTAAGAATACTCAGTGGGCAGGTCGCCAGTTAATGGTTGGCTTTACCGTACCCCTTGCATATTTTGGCACAGCAGCAGCAAAAACATTTATGGATCTTGAGGCGCAGGCTGTTAAGTTTAAGCGTGTTTATGGAGACATGTTTACAACTACAGATGAAACTACTAAGGCTCTTGCTGACATTGAGGCTCTTGCTGAACAATTTACAAAATATGGTGTATCTGCAGTTAAGACTATGGAACTTGCTTCACAGGCTGCAGCAATGGGTAAAACTGGAGCAGATCTAACAGCCCAAGTAGCAGAAGCAAATAGACTTGCTGTTCTTGGCGGGGTAGAACAAACACAAGCACTAGAAACAACCATATCACTTACAAATGCATTTGGTATAGCATCAGAAGATTTAGCAAAAAAGATTGACTTCCTTAACTCAGTAGAAAACCAAACAGTTGTATCTATTGAAGATTTAACAATTGCAATACCAAAGGCTGGACCAGTTGTAAAGCAACTTGGAGGAGATGTAGAAGATCTAGCATTCTTCCTTACTGCGATGAAGGAAGGCGGAATTAATGCATCAGAAGGTGCTAACGCACTTAAGTCTGGTCTTGCTTCTCTTATTAATCCAACTAAAAAGGCTAGCGATATGCTTGCTGGATTTGGTATTAACATTAAAGCAATTGTTGAGGGCAATCAAGGAAACATTAGACAAACAGTTATTGACTTCTCAAGAGCACTAGATACACTAGACCCCCTTAATCGCGCCCGTGCCATTGAACAACTATTTGGTAAGTTTCAGTTCTCACGTCTTTCTACACTATTTCAGAACGTAACAAAAGATGGAACACAGGCTAGCAGGGTTTTACAACTTGCTGGATCTTCTATTGAACAACTTGCTATATTGTCAGAACGAGAATTAAAAACAGTAGAAGATGCTGTTGGTACCCAGTTTAAGTCAGCAGTGGAAGAACTTAAATTAGCAATTGCTCCAATTGGAAAGACATTCCTTGAAGCGGTTACTCCAATCGTTAGAGTTATTGGAGACATCCTTGATAAGTTTAACAACCTTGGAGAGGGAACAAAGAAATTTATTGTAATTGCCTCTACTCTTGTTGGTATTATTGGTCCAACACTTTTAATGACCTTTGGTTTGCTTGCTAACGGTGTAGCAAATATTATTAAACTATTCCTTGCTCTTCGTGGTGGATTCTTAAAACTTGGTGGTAACTCAAAGATTCTTGCACAACAAACAGACTATTTAAACACAGAACAGATGGAAGCGGCAACAGTTGCTGCATCTCTTAACCAAGCACATACAAGACTTACACAATCATTTACAGCAGAAACATCTGCAGTAAGATTACTTCGCCAAGCATATATTGATGCTACCGTAGCAGCAGCCAACTTTGCTAGAGCAAACCCAGGTATGATGATGCCAGGTAGAGGTGGTGCTCCAAAGAAGTTTGCAAGAGGAACAACATCTGTACCAGGACGTGGAAAAAAAGATAATGTTCCTGCAGTGCTTATGCCTGGAGAAGCGGTAATCCCAACAGATATTGCACAAGATCCACAGTATCAGCCAATTATTGAAGCAATGATGAATGGAACATTACAAGCATTTGGTAATGGTACTGGAGATGCACAGCCATTTGCTAACTCTCCACAGTTCCAACCAAAGATGGATCTAAGCGGACCTTCAGCACAAGTTCTTAATACTAATCCAAGAGCAGTAAATGATCTTGTTTTAGGTAAATCATCATTCACAGAAACTAACGAAGCCTTTGCTGCAAGAAACGCAGCACTCCTTGCAAAAATGAATGCAAGAAAAAATCCAGTAGATGTTACTACTGGTAAAACTGTTTTTGCACATGCTGTTGATAATAGAGTTTTAACTGGTGCAGGAGTTCCAACCTCTATTCAGGCTGGTGGCTTTACAAAAGCAACTGCATTCTCTGCCATTGGGTTTGACTTAAGTCCATCTGTAAACTCTAGACTTATTGCTGGAACAGTGCCTACATCAGAATATTTAAAAGAAATTAAATCACCTTTATCAACACAAACTATGACTGCTAGACTTATAGACCTTGGTGCATCTCCAAGAGAGGCTGCACGTGTAACTGAGGTTATGAAGAGCAACCTTATAAGGTCGCTAGAAACATTGCCTCCAGACAAACTTATTGGTGACAAAGACATTTATTCAAGAATGGGTAATTTAAAAACTGGAATTCTTGGAGGAATGGTTAAAAAATCTAAGGGTGGAGCATTTGGAAATGCAGTAAAACAACTTTATGCAAATACAACGTTTAGTCCATCTGGAAAATCTTCAGTTGCAATGAATTCAACTGCTCCAATTGGTTCAGTTATTGATGCTATTAAAAAAACAAAAACTTCACAAGCAGTTCTTAAACCATTAGAGGCTTTAAGAAGAATGGATCCAAACTATAGAATTCCAGTAAGGCTTGACGCAAATGGTAACATTACAGCCTACGATAGACCAGAAATAAGTAAAAAAACTGGACAAATAACCAGCACAAGAAATGTTGGAGTTTTAAATGGTGATAAGTTTGTGGTTGGAAGACAGCAACGTGGTGGTGGAAGAAAACTTACGGTAAGTAAAAAGGCTGGACAGTTAGCATCAGAACAACTACTTGGTACAACAAAAACTGGAGTTGTTAGTGGTCAGACTGGAACAGCAAAGCCTACTACAACAACTGTAACTGGTGGGGCTCCTACAGACCGTCGTGTTGTTGGAGTTGGTAAGGGTGAGGCTGTTCTTAATAAAAAAACGACATCAGCACTTAAAGGTGGAAGAACTGCGTTTATCCCAGGTCTTGGAAGAATTAGAATTGCAGGTGCTGATCAGGGCATTCCAACAGGTCAAAAAACTGGAAGTACCACAGTTGGAGCGGTATCACAATCAGCACAACTATCTCGTGCACAGTTAATAGCAGCAACAGAAAAGATAAGTTTAAAAGAAGCAAAGCGTAGAATAGCAGCAGAAAGAAAACTTACTACATCTATGGAAGAGTCTACAAAGGCTCAGATGACAACAAAGGAAAGACTAACCCAGTTTAGTTCTAAAGCAGGTGTTGGAATTGGAGCAATGAGTGGTTTGACTATTGCTGCTTCATTTGCTGGTGGTCAAGTTGGAGAAATGGCACAAAAAATTATGCCATTTGTATTTGGTTTACAAGGTATAACAATGCTACTTCCACTACTTGCTAATCCTTGGGTAGCAGCAATTGCAGCAATTGCAGTTGTTGGTGGAGTATTTATAAAGATGGCTAAAGATGTTGAAAATGCTAGAAAGGCTGGAGTTGATCTTGCTAAATCTATGAACATGACATCTGATAAACTTCAAGGTCTTGCAGAGACAACTGGAACAGTCAGCGCTTCAGAAGAGGCAAACAGGAAAAGAGAAGGTATTCTAACTGGTGAAGATGCTGTTCAAAGAAAATTTGGTCAAAACATTCTTGGTAGTGATTTCGGTAAAGGCTTATTAGCAGATATTGAAAAACAAGCAGAGGCTGGTCAAGGAATTCAAGATATTGGTAGAAACATATCAAATAGTCTTGCCTATGCAATTGTTCAAGGAGTTATAACAACAGATCAAGCAAAAAGTATATCTTCTGCACTTGGTGAAGAGTTAAAGAGTTATGAAATACCAGCAATTGTTAGCGGTAGACTGACTACTCTGCTTGGACCAAATGGTGAAAATCTTGCAACAGATCCACTAAAGGTTACCATTGCAATTCAAGAAGAATCAATGACAAGGCAGGCTGATTTCTTTAAGACTGCTCTAGAAAATATAAAGCCAACCGTTGGACTTAGTGCTACCCAAACTATACTTGGGGCAACAGGTGCTGGTGCTGTAATCGGTGGAGGTATTGGTCTTGCAGGTGGACCATTTTCTCCCGTTACTGCAACAGGAGGAGCCATTGCTGGAGGTGTAGTAGGTGCAATTGGCGGTGTGGGTGCTGCTCTTAGTGAAAAGGGAGCAAGAGAAAGTAACGCTAACCTTGGGGCTGCTGCACTTCAACTTGGACTAGAACAAGTATCAATGAATAATGGATTGGTTGATTCCTTAAATAAACAATATGATGTTAAAGTTAAGATGGCTAAGACAGATAAAGAAATTAAAAAAATTGAAAAAGAAAGAAAAGCGGCACTCGATACACTTAATGCAAAAAATGCAGAAGCGTTAAATCTTCTTATTGCACAAAAAGACAACTTCGGCGCTGATATATTTACAAAGGGTATCAATGCAGCAATAGATACACTTTATAAAGATGGACCAATGAAGGTTTTTGCTGATGAAGCAAAGAAGTCTTTAGAAAGCATTAAGGATGCAGACTTTAAGGCAATGCTTCAGGTTCAATTTGCCAGTGGATCACTTGACCCAGTAACAATTATGAAACTTGCCAATAATCAAGAATTGCAAAGTAAGTTTACAGTTCTTGTTGAAGAACAGGGTAGTGAAAATGCAAACTTAGTAATGCAACTACTTATGAAGGCTGGAACAAATGATACCAACCTTCCTATCTTTATGGACATTATAAATAAAGATCCTGACAGTTTTGATAAAAATATGAAGGCTATTTCAGTTCTTGCTAACATGCAGCAGAAGTATGGAATAACAATTGATGTTAATGATGATGGAGCAACACAAATAGCAGAAGTTGTTGCAATAACTGAAAAATTAGCAGGAATAACTGGAGAAGAATTAACAAAAGAAGCCTTCCTTGATCTTGGTATTACTGGAAATATGACAGGACCAGAATTTGATGCGTTGTGGAAAACTCTTGTTGGCACATCAAAAACAATTAATAAAAGTGTAATTGTTGACTTTGTTGCTGCTGGAGATAGAAATGTATTGTCTGCATATCTTGCTTCACAAGGAATTACACAACTTAGAGGTAGAGGTGCTGCATCGCAAAGAAAAGCCTATCTGGATAAGGCAAAGGCTGATCTTGTTGGAAGACAAGGCAAGGTAGACCCAAATGCTATTCCTGGCGGTACAGGTGGAACAGGTGGAGACACAGGTGCAAGAGACACAACACTAGACGATATTTTAAATAGACTAAAGATGGTTCGTGAGCAATCGATTAAGGCTACTGGCGGAGTAAAAGAATTATTAAGGGTAACTGGTGGTAAAGGTTTAACTCAATTTGGCGGAGTAATGCAAGATTTACTTAAAACTCCTGGCGGAATAAATAGAGAGTTCCTTGACTTTATTAATCAAATGGATGATAAAACTCGTAAAATTTATTTAACAGAAAAAAATGGCACTGCAATATTAACAGGTAAAGGTAAAGCACTTAAAGAAGCCTATGATGAAGCCATAATTGGTGAGTATCAATACTCACAACAGGAAAGTCTAGATGCCGCTAAGGGTCAACTTGCTGCTCTTCAAAAATTAAAAGATGCTGGAGTTCCTACTGCACAGGCAGTTGAAATGGTTGCTGATGCTCAATTGGCTATAGCAATTAATGGAGAAGATATTAGTTCTGAAGAATTAAAGAGAATGGCAGAAGATGCCAAATTTGCCGCAGATGAACTTGAAAGAGTTGGCGTTGCATTAAAACTGGCAACTCCTGCTGGAAAAATAGAAATAGTCCAAGGAGAACTATCAAAGGCAAATGATTACTTTGATAAGCAAAGTGCTTTAATTGAACAGCAAAGAGAAGCAGCGCCAGCATATAAGGCTCTTACATCTACAATAGAAAAACAAACACAGGCAATTGAAGATGCAAACGATGAGATAGATGGATATCAATCTAGTATAGATGTTATACAGCGTGAACTTGAAGTAAATGCTATTTATGGTAGTAGAGTAATCGATAATCTTAATGCACAGGTTGATATATTAAATAGAACTGCTGAATTAGATTTTGACAGACCTCTTGCAAACTTAAGCGATGAGTCTAATATTCTTTCAAACACACTTGGACTTATTGATAGAGCCCAGGATAAGATTAATAAAAAGTATGATGCTCAAGAAGAAGCCTTGTCAAAGATATCACAACTTAATTCTGAAATTGCGGGGCAAGAAAAACAAAGGCTTACACTTGCTGACGCATTAAGTCAGGGAGATATTTCTGCAGCCGCTGCTGCTGCTCAAGAAATGAGAGCAACTGCTGCCGAGGCTGCTTCACGCAGATCATCTGGAACACTTGCCGCTGCACGAGAAGCAGAGATTGGTGCAGTATCAGTTAGTGGAATGACAAGAGTTCAAATTGAAGAACGTCAATTCCAAATAGGTCAACAAACATTTGCACTAGAACAACAGCGTCAAATTGTTGAAGCCAACATTCAAAGAATTCAGGATGCTGTTTATGCTAAGGAACAGTTAAGACTTCCCCAGATAGCAGCAATACAAGGATATCAAGACAAAATTTATGCAGTACAAACATTGCAGTTAATTCCTTCACAAAAAATTCTTGAAGATACTACTAAAGCCAAAGAAGCATATGAAAAAATAACTCAAGATTCTATTGATCAGTTAACTTATCTTACAAGGACACAGGAACAATGGATAACAATAAACACTGAACTAGTTGCTGCAGAATCTATGAATAAAAAAATTGAAGATGAAACTTCTGCATCTGCAATTGCAGCAAAGGATATTTTGGACAATTGGACAAAAACCAAGCCAAAACTTGATGAATCAATTAAACCTGCAACTGATCTTAAAGGAGTTATTGCAGAGTCAGCAACAAAGTCTGCAAGTATACTAGCATCTTGGAATGCTTTAAATAAAACCTTTACGACTACCCACATTATTAATACTGTTTATACTTCAAGCGGTGGTGGGGGATCAACAGGAGGCACTGGTAGTGGTGGTGGTGCTAAAGGCAGTGTACAGTTGAAGGCTTATGGCGGTAAGATTATGCCAATGAACTATGGTGGAATGGTTCCTAAGTATATGGCTATGGGTGGTGCAGTTGGATCTGATACAGTACCAGCCATGTTAACCCCTGGAGAATTTGTAATGAATAGGGCTGCAACTAAACAATTTGGTCCAATGCTTAATGAGATGAATAACTCCAAATTTCCTTCAATGATTGAAGGTATGACTCCAGCAGTCTATTCATCTAATAACTCATCTATAGTTTCTCCAACTATTACTTCTGTAGCAACAACTGTTTCAGATAACTCAAGCACCATGTATAATTATAATATTGGAATTACTGTTCCACAATCAAGTGCAAGTTCTAACGATATTGCTAGAGCAGTAATCGGTCAGATTAAGTATATTGATTCACAGAGAATTAGAGGGCAGAAATAATGGCTACCGCAGCATATTTAACAGGTCGTCGTAGATATCAACGTCCACAGGCTCTGCTTTGGTCTGAGAACGCTGGAACTCTACAAGATGGAGTTTATGTACCAGTAGGGTATGAAATAGGCGTAGATGCCCCAGAGGGGGCTGACGAAGCCCTTCTAGACCAGTTCCTTATCCTATCTGACCATAATCGAGGGGAACTTCAATTTAAACCAACAAGAATAGAACAACGTCAAAGAACTATCAATGGTAGGATGAGGTCTTATCATATTGCAGATAAGTTAACTATGTCCCTATCTTGGAATAATCTTCCATCTAGAGGTTTTCATTTACCTGCCGATTTTAATCCTACAACTGGATCTTCTCCCTACAAAAATGTATCAGGTCAAGAATATACAGCAGACGGTGGCGCTGGTGGCGTAGAACTACTTGACTGGTATGAAAATCATCAGGGTCCATTCTGGATGTATCTAGCATATGATAAGTATAGTAATTTTGGCAAGGACAATGCTGCTTATGGTCACCTAGCACAATATAATCAAATTATGCAAGTTTATTTTGCTGACTTTAATTATACTGTTGTAAAACGTGGTGGTAACAACCATGATCTTTGGAATATTTCGGTAACGCTGGAAGAGGTCTAGAGTGTTTGTAAATGAAGAATTAAAAACACATCTACAAACATCTGCAACAGTTAAGTTGCAATCACTTGTTTTGGCTGAGTGGAATATGAATATGCCAGATAATATATTTAAACTTGGCAACTACAGATACAGACCATTTGATAATACATCCCAATACTTTACATTGCCAAACGACTTTGATCAGTTAGACGCTGGAAATTATTTTACAGGCGCAACGGATGCTGATGTTGTGATTGACGGTGGTTTTACCAATAGTGACGTTCCTCAACTATTTACATCAATTAAAGATAAGATGAAGATGATATACTCTTTAGAGGATTGCCTAAAACCATTTAGACCCAGATCTGGAATTAATAAACCTTTATATTTTAGTAATAGATTTATAGCAAACTCTGGTGCATCTATGGCACAAAGACCAAGATATTATATGCCTTCAAGATATGATGAGTTTAAGTATTGGACATCATACAGAACAGAAAACAATATTGAGCGCGGCATTGCAAAAAATATATCAAACAACCTTTATTATATTGATGATGCAGTTCCATTTGTTGTGTATAAAAATAACGTACCAACAAATAGAATTGTTATAAAGATGCAGACAAATGTTGGAGATGTAGACCTTGGACCCTTTACAACTGCAACCACATCAATAACTGACCCACTATTTGGAACACTAAACAAGACAACTCCAAGCAGATGGAAGGTCCAGTACCTAAAAGAAAATAGTTGGGTTGATGCATATTCCTTTAGAGAAAATGATACACGTACTTCTGGTGAACCAATTATAGATACTGATGGATATGTAGAACTTGAATATGGCTTAATTATTCCAGAAGAATACAAAGACTCTTTTATTTTTGCTTCAACATTATCGTCTGATATATTGTTACCAGAAACATCTGTTGAAGGCTATGCATATCTTATTATTGAAAATGAGGGGGATCGTGGAACATTTCATATATGGACTAATGGCGACTATGCAACATTTACCCCACAATATGGATGGCAACTAGGTTCAGAAGAGGTTGCAAATAATACAAACTTTGTAACCGACTTAACATCTCCAGACTCATTTGATAACGATATTTCGGGGGATTTAACTTATAGAGAGTTTCAATATATACGTGGTATCAGAGTTGTAGTAGACACAATGAATAAATTTGACTCTACCTTTGATCTTATCGAAATGTCTCCTAGATTAGTGCTTGATATTTCTAATAAGGTTGTTGATTTTAAAATTACAAAAACACTTTCTGATATTGGTATAACATCTTTACCAGTTGGACAACTTCTTGCTTCAAATGGAACCATATCTTTGTTTGACGACGATCAAGCATTTAATGAAAATAACTCATCAAGTATTGTTGCAGACTATATTCGCAAAAATATAAAATTTAATTTTTACGAAATAATTTTAGATGTCGATGGGTTTGACTATTACGTTCCAATTAAAACTTTATACTCAGAAGGTTTTCCTCAAGCGGACGTTACTGCTGGAACAATATCAATTAGCCTTAGAGATTTTTTCTTTTTTTTAGAGTCAATGCCAGCACCAAGATTATTAACAACTCAAACATCTTTAAGTTATGCCATAACAACTCTTCTTGACTATATTGGTTTTACAAACTATACATTTAGAAGAACAACTGGAGAATCAGATCCAATCATCCCATACTTTTTTGTTGCACCAGATCAAAACGTTGCACAGGTTTTAAATCAACTAGCCCTAGCAACACAAACAGCAATGTTTTTTGATGAGTATAACAACTTTATAGTAATGAGTAAAGATTATTTAATGCCAACCGAGGCTCAAAGATCAACAGACTTTATTTTTTCAGGATCAAACAATCAAATAGATGCAGGGGTAACCGAGAATGCAACATCTGGAAACTTGCCAAACATCCTCTCTATAGCATCACAAGATAAAAAGATTTATAATGATGGAAAAATTAACTATACAACTAGATATATTCAACGAACCTATGGATCTATTGAACAGCCATTTTTTCTTGCAAGTGAAAAAACTTGGCTATATAAACCATCTTTACTTTGGGAAGTTTCTGGCACAGATAAACTAAAAACCGTTAACTCATTAACACAAAAAGGTAGTGCTTATGTTTTAGGGGCAATGCCACTAAACTCAATATTATCTTCAGCAGTACCTACAGTAGTAAACCATTCAGTTATTAATAATATAGTTGATTTAGGTGAAAATATTTATTGGCTAACCAGATATGATGGATATCTATATTCAAATGGTGAAATTATTAGGTATGACGCTGCCGAGTTTAATGTTACTGGAACTGGAAACGTATGGATTAGTAGTAACCAAGAATATCAAAGATATTTTTCATCAATACCTTTTAATGGTAAAATTTATCCAACGGGATTAATTAGAATATATTCAACTCCATATTATGAAACCGTTGACGGAATAACAAGATTACAAAATGGAGCAGTTGTTGACCATGGTCGTGGTCAGTTTGGTACAACTGTAACTGAGCATACTGCTGGTATAAGTGATTACTGGTCTAATAACGATTATGTTCGTGGATGTAATATGCAGGCTGGCTTTATGTTTACAACACAATTAGATGAAGATGTTACATACCCAGCAACTACTGTTGGTGCAGCAGGCGTTGACAATGTTCTTGCAAAACAAACAACACGCAATGGAATTATTAAAAACTTTATGGCAACCAATTATTTAACTGAAACACAGGTTAATAACTTAAAAAGCACTCAGACTGGAACTATTCAATCATCTGCATTTGTTATGAATGGTCCATCATTTAAAACTACAGATGTTCCACTTAATTTTGTATCTTATGTTTATAAATCACTTAATAATGCCTATAAACATTTTGGAACAAGAATGAGAATAGTTGGTAAAATTGAAAACAATACTAGTAGAACTCAGACCCCAATTGGCAGTACGACATACTATCAGGCTTCAGGTACACAACCAGATCAAAACGTAAACATTGGTGGTGGAAGCGGTGGGCTTGCAGTTCTACTAAATCCAGAAACAAATAACGGATACTATTTTGAAGTTATTGCATTGACTGAAGATAATATTAACTCATACTTAAAATTAAATACAAAAGGTGAGGCTGAAAAATCCATTAACAATATAGTTTTTTATAAAGTCAAAAAAGACTCTTCAAATAATAACGCAATTCCTGTTAAACTTTGGGGAGGTCTTTCAAAAATACTTGTAGACGACGGAAGATTTACTGGGCAATATCGAATGTCTGGTGAAGATAATCCAACGGTTTATGATTTATCCGTAGAGTATCAAGACATTGGTAAAATTAGAAGATTCTATTTATACATTAACAATAAACTTATAAAAGTTGTTGATGATTCAGATCCACTTCCAATCTATAATAATATGGCTTTGTTTACCCGTGGATCTTCAAGAGTTATGTTTGAAAACATCTATGCACTTTCAGAAAACTATTCTCAGAATAGTGTATTTACTGTTGGAGAAACCCTTTCCTCTGCCCTTTCAGATACAAAAATTAACGCTAACGAATCATTTACAAAATATGCAATGAGTGGAATAATTCAGTCCACATATCTTTCTGGAATTAGTGCACAAGAGCCACCAAAATATAATATGTATTTTGAAGAGTTTGGGACTCTTATGCGTGAATGTGCATATTTTGATGTTAAGTATGACCGTGCTTACCCTGCTCTTTATGCACAATTATCACCAACACTTGATAGGATCAAGGGGTACACAACTTCAGGATTTAAAGCAGATTCTTATGGAGCAGAATTTTTAATCTTTAACGCTACGGATAAGGCTTTAAGCCTAGATGAAACAACAGGAAACTTTTTAAGAATACAAGGAATTACGTTTACACAAGACACAACACATGAACTAACGGTTGACGAATATTTTAAAAAACGTGGAAATTTATCTGATCCAGAGTTTAAAGGTGACACACTTGCCTACTCTCCTCTTGTAGAAAAATCTAAATATGATGAAATCAGGCAGAGCAGAATGATCTATGGTAAAAACGAATTTAGTATAGACAGTATGTATGTTCAAACTCCAGATGATGCTGAGGCATTGATGGGGTGGATTATTAATAAAATTATGCATCCTAAAAAATCTATTGGTATTCAATTATTTTCTATTCCAACATTGCAACTTGGAGACATAGTTACAATTGATTATAAAGATTCTACTGGGCTAGACCTTGTTGCATCTGATACAAGTAGATTTGTGGTATATAATATTGAGTACTTAAGAGGAACTGATGGACCGAGCATGACTGCATATTTGAGCGAGGTGTAAAATGAGGTTTTATGGCAACATGCTCTCTGACGGCGGTAGTGGAGATGTTCCACAAAGCGTAAAAAAGGCTGCAATTACACCAACAAAACCAATAACGGTAAAGGTTGAAAGAGGAGATACTCTTTCATCTATTGCCAAAGAAAACAACACTACAGTAAAGGCAATTCTTGCCGCTAATCCAAAATTTACAGAAGATACAAAATATAAAGGTGGCAATACTATATTTGCTGGAACAACTGTAAAAATTCCATCAAAAATATCTACTCCTCCAAAATCTACAACACCTATAATAGATGTTCCAAAACCAATAAATGAGCCACCAATTGTCACATCAACCGTAGAAGAAAAAGTTGAAGAAAAAAGTGAATCAAAGACTACCGTTACGGATACAGTAGGCACAAATACAACAAATACTACATCTTCATCAAATTCTTCTTGGGGGGGATCTACAAATCCAACTCCACTGACTCCAGCAGATATAACTACCGCTTCCGTTGCAGCAGCATTACCTCCACCACTACCAGTTAAAACTGCACCAATTGATACTGTTTTATTTAACGATGATGACTTACGAATTGAGGTAATGACAGACCTTATATTTGAAAATATTGGTGGTCAAGAATTAATAAATATTGCTCGTAATGATATTATTAATGGTCAACAAATTTCATACCAACCAATTAAAAATTTATCATCTATCCAGCAACAGTATAATCCAAACAATATTCTTAGTCTGCAGTCTACATCTGATAAGTATTTTGCCAATTTTCCAATTAAACTTGAAAATAAAATACCTAGTCCTGGAACTGGTCCCAATGGAACCCACGTCTACCTTGATTCTATAAACGGAAACCTTATTATTGAGGCTGTAAACGTTGAGCCTGATGAACAACTTGAGGTAGAAATCACTGTAAGTGGTACAATATATGAAGCGGAATTTGGAGAAATAGTTTCATGATAACCAATACAGGTAAAAGCATTATTGGAAAGTATATGCTTGGACAGGCACCTGCCTATGCCTCATATATTGCTGTAGGCTGTGGTCCAACACCGCTAGACACTGGCGACGTACAAGGAGATTTTTCTACAAAAGAAGCCTTAGATTTTGAAATGTTTAGAGTTCCAATATCATCAAGAGGGTTTGTTAATGAAAATGGTCTTAATAAAATTGTTTTAACAGCAGAATTGCCAACAGAAGAAAGATATGAAATTACTGAGGTTGGCATTTATTCAGCAGGATCTAACCCCTCTGCTGGAGCATATGACAGTAAAACTGTTTTTGCTTTTACTACTGCAGAAAATTGGCAACACCATACAGCAGATGCAGTGACTGCTATCAATTTATATTCTGCTCCATTAGATGATCCAGAAGATGATAATATTATTGCTGTGGCTGATGCTGTGTTTCAAACAAATGCAGATAACGCTATATTTTATAAACCATCTCGTGCAGTAAGATATGAAAGATGTCGATTTTTAAATAATACAATCTTTATACAAGGTGATGATTCTGATTTAACAATAAGTGAAGATAGCGGTCCAACAGAAGATCACTTTGTTGTAGAAAATGGATCAAACCACGTCCACTTAACTGGAGCAAACGTTGACTTTACTAGAAACTCCCCAATTGATGAACTTAAGTTGGCATTTTCTTTAGTTAATAAAGATGGAGACTCAGGATCAATCCCAGACACTGTTAGAATTTTAGTTGACTTTGCATCAACAGATGATTTAAGTGGAGAGTTTGCAAGGTTTGAAGCAGAGATAAATCACGGAACATCTGGAAACCCAGATTTAGTTCAAGATTTTTCAACTAATAGATATTTTGTCGTAACAAAACAACTTCAAGAGTTATATACAAGTGCAAACTTTACATGGAATGCCGTAACAGTAGTTAAAATTTATGCATGTGTAATTGATGGTGGAGTGCCTTCAGAAAATTACTATGTTGCACTTGATGCTATTAGATTAGAAAATGTTGCAACAGTAAACCCACTTTATGGTTTGACTGGTTACTCACTAATTAAAACAGAAGGTGCTGAGTCAATTATAAAATTTCCTAATACAAGCAACTATATTGAATTTAGATTTTCAGTTGGAGTAACATAATGGTTGATGAAGTTATTAAAAAAATTAAAATTGAGCAAGAAAACCTTCCAACTATAAGCAGTTCTACAGAAAAATATGATGTTAGATACAGGGTAGTGTCTGAAGATAAAAACAGATCTTCTCATTGGTCTCCAATAGTTACTATTGACCCACAATATGTTTATGTTTCAGGAAACATTTCTATTGTGTCATCTGGTATAACTACGGTTGCTTGGGATACCGTGACTGTTAAAATAGGTAGTCAAATTATACGACAAGCAAAAGATTACGATGTATGGGTAAAATGGAGCAGGGCTGCAGGAAACGGAGATTTTAATTATGTTCAAAGAATTTCTGGTAATTCAATTAATCTTGTGCACCCAACTACGTTTTATATTAATGGGGTTGATCAAACACAAGCACCAAACAGAATTACTGTTGAAGTTTATTTAAAAGGTGAACCAATTTCAAGAGATTCTTCAAATCTTTTGGTTTATAGCCCTGCAATGCACACGATCTAATGATATAATGGAGAGATAATGGCTAAAGTACCGCTACCAGAACGAGGACAACCGCTAGATGTTACATATATCTATCAGTTGGCTGATACTATTAATGATTTATCAACACAGGTTTCATCAGCAACCTACAACTACACAACAGTCGATACGGTTAGTGCTGGTAAGCAGAGTGTAAAAACTTCTGAGGCTAGAATGATTGGGGGATATGTTGAAATTGCAAACAACTCAACAGTATCCGCTGGAAACGAAAAAACATTTTCATATGATTTTCCAAGTGATTTTAAGTATCAACCAATAGCAACGGCTACTATAATCAACGTTGGAAACACACCTGCTGGTCAAAACGCAACTGTTATTTTAAAAGTAGTTACAACATCTAGGGTAGAAGGAATCGTAAGATTCGGTGCTTCTGGAGACCTGTCTTTAGCAGTTAATTTAATTATTCTTGGCATACCAAACTAACATTAAGGGTGGGAAATGGTTTTTTGCAAAAAATGCAAAGGTCGTATGTTTGTCGATAGACAATACAGTACAACCGAACATATAGAAATTTTCTGTATGCTGTGTGGGTCTAGACAATTTTTTCACCCTCCTTCAGAAAGTGAGCAAGGTAGATGGATACTGCAAAAGGAAAAATCCAGAGCCAGCAGTACAATAACGACCCTGTAATAAAAGGAAATCAAAAGGTTTGGTTTTTAAACGGGGACCTTGTAAGGCTATACCATAGTTCACGCTCAACTGGAATGGTAACAGTTTATAATATTAATAAAGACAGAATAGAAACATGCTTGAGGTCTGACTTTAGAAAAAATAGACAACGAGCATATACTGTTGCTGAGACTGCTAAATTAGTTAATCGTCATAGAAAGTATATGCCAAGTTTAATTAAACGAGGAGTAATTCCAAGACCAATTGGTTCTAGTATTAATGGTAAGACTGGATTTCAAATTAGATCTTATTACTCAGAAGATCATGTTAGAGAGATCCGTGCTATACTTGCAAGTATACATATAGGACAACCAAGAAAAGATGGATTAATAACAAATAATAGTACGCCTACAAGCCAGGAGTTGACACGGCGAATGGGAGACGGTATACTTACATATACGAAGACTGAAGACGGAAGATTTATTCCTGTTTGGTCTGAGAGCATTTAAAACTATGAAATGGGTGGGGTAATGGAAAACGATTCAACAAAGGTAAACGTAACTCTTGGATACACTCTCAATTTGGGTAATTTCCAATCATTGAGACTTGATTTGGGCATCGTTGATGGTAAGCGTGAAGGTGAAACTACAGACCAGGCATTTGAACGTGTCTACAAGTTTGTAGAAGATAAACTTACAGAGAAGATCAAAGAAGCACAAGAAGAGGCTGCCGAAGCATAATGGCTGAACGCAAAGACCGTATGGCTTTGCTCAGTAGGTACAGTAAGTTACATACAGCAAAGTATGAGCAGAAGCCATCCTTAAACTTAAATGTAGAACAGTGGGCTTCTGATGCTCTTGTAGAGTCGTATGGTATTAGCAAGTGTTACGATTTACTAGAGTATTATTTTAGTGTGGCACAAGAACCCAGTTGGAATTATTTTACATACAATGCAGAAAAAATTCTTAATGGTAAAATTGATAAAGAGCAAGACGATAAAGATAGACTAGAGCGTAGACGGTTGGCAAAGGAGTGGCTTAGTGAATAATACAGAAGCAAGAGTTATATCCGCACTTCTTGAAGATAAGCAAATGCATGTTTTACTACAGGCAAACGTTGAAAATCTTCTTAGAACTCATAATGATATTTGGAATTTTATTCGTTTATATTTTGAAAATAATGGAAGTGTTCCTCCAGTATCTTTAGTTGTAGAAAAGTTTAGAGACTTCCAGCCAGTTGCTGGCATTGGTGCTACAAAGCATCACCTAGAAGAGTTGCAAACAGAATACCTAAATGACAGCCTTAAGGATATACTTCGATCTGCTGCTGGAGAAGTTCAGGGTGGAGAAGGAACAAAAGCCCTTGATGAATTAATTACTAAGACTTCAGAACTAAAAAAGAATACTTCTGCTATACGTGATATTGATGCAACGGATTTAGAGTCTGCCATTGCATACTATGAAAATGTACAAAAACAAAAAGAAAATGGTCAACTTGGAATTAAAACCAACTTGCCAGGTTTTGATAACTACCTACCTTCTGGAATTATGCCAGGTCAACTAGGGGTCTTTCTTGCCTATCCTGGAATTGGTAAATCTTGGATGGCGTTATACTTTGCAGTGCAGGCTTGGAAACAAGGTAAGTCTCCACTGGTAATTTCTCTTGAAATGTCTGAGACAGAAGTTCGTAATAGAGTTTTTGCAATTATGGGTGAGGGTGTTTGGTCACATAGAAAACTTAGCAATGGTGAAGTTGAACTAGATATGCTAAAGAGTTGGCATAAAAATAAAGTAGAGGGTAGACCAGAGTTCCATATTATTTCAAATGATAACGGTGGAGAAGTAACTCCATCTGTTATTCGTGGAAAGATTGATCAGTACAAACCAGACTTTGTTATTGTAGACTATTTACAACTTATGAGTCCAAACCAAAAGTCCGATAATGAAACGGTACGAATGAAGAACCTTTCACGAGAACTTAAACTCATGGCTATTAGCGAAGAAGTTCCTATTATTGCTATCTCTTCTGCAACACCAGATGATGTCAAGGACCTAAGCAGCGCTCCAACACTTGGTCAAACCGCATGGTCTAGACAAATTGCTTACGATGCTGACTGGGTTATGGCGCTTGGTCGTGCCACTAATAGTGATATTATTGAGTGCGTTTTTAGAAAGAATCGTAATGGGTTTATGGGTGATTTTTTAGTGCAGGTAGACTTTGACAAGGGATACTATCGTTATAAAGATTATGAAGATGGTAAATAATATGACAGACATCTATACAGAAGATCAGATTAGAAGAGTCTTAAATGGAATTGGCGTAGATGTTGAGGCAGAGTTTGGTAATGAATTAATCGTATACTGTCCATATCATAATAACAGTAGAACTCCAGCAGGAGAAGTATCAAAAGAGCATGGCAGATTTTTTTGTTTTGGATGCCAAGTTACAAAAAGTCTAGAAGAATTTGTGATGACAATATCAAACAGGACATACTTTGAGGCTGTTAGATATATTAAGGGTAAGGGTCAAGAGACTGACCTAACTAGCGTTATAAATAAAACACTATACTCACCTCCAGACTTTGTTCAGTATGACGAACTACTAATTAAAAGATTAAACAATCAGGCTATGGAGTCGCCTAGAGCAGTTAGATATTTTGAAGGTAGAAAGATAACCAAAGAATCTATGTTAAAGTTTACTTTAGGATACTCAGAAAAACAAGATTCAGTAACTGTTCCAATGCACAACCACGATGGAATGTGTTTAGGTTTTGTTGCTAGGACTATAGAAGGAAAAGAATTTAAGAACACTCCAGGATTGCCTAAAAGTAAAATATTATTTAATTTAAATAAAGTTAAAGCATCAAGCACAGTCTATGTTGTAGAATCATCTTTTGATGCAATTAGACTTGACCAAGTAGGATTCCCAGCAGTTGCAACTCTGGGTGCTAATGTGTCTGTATCACAGATCAGACTATTAGAGAAGTACTTCAACAACGTTGTACTAATAGCAGACAATGATGAAGCAGGAGTTATTATGACAGAAAAGTTAATTGAAAAACTTGGGTCAAGAGTAACTATTGTTAATCTAGATAAAAAATACAAAGATATAGGAGATATGGATGATGAGTCAATTAAAAAACTTGAGTTTCAGTTTGACAATTCTATATCTGCTATGCTAAAATAAATATAACAAACAAAGGAGAAATATATGAGCGTAGTAAAGGGACTCAAAAATATTAATGCCCTGCTCGACAAGCCAAAGTATGATGAAAACTCACCAAAGGTAAAGTGGCTAAAACTTGCCGATGGTCAATCAGTAAAAATTCGTTTTATTGAGGAACTAGATGAAGACTCTGCAAACTATAATGCAGAACGTGGTCTTGCTCTAGTTGTTAAAGAACACACAAATCCAAAGGACTATAAGCGTAAGGCTGTAGATACTATGGAATCAGAAGGTCGTGACTGGGCAGAAGAAATGCATCGCAAGGATCCAAAGGCTGGCTGGAGAGGTCGCCTTCGTTTCTATTGCAACGTCTTGGTAGATGATGGCATTGAAGCACCTTATGTTGCAATTTGGTCTATGGGTGTTAGCAAGCAATCTGCATTTAACACAATTCGTGAGTATGCTCTTGAAACAGGAAGCATCTCAAATGTACTTTGGAAAGTAAAGCGTAATGGTCAGGGAACTGAAACATCTTACACAATTATTCCAGGTGCACCAGATAAGGAGCCATTTGATTGGGCTGAAGTAAAACCTTACCCTCTTGAGTTAGCATTAAAGAACATTCCTTATGCTGAACAAGAAGCATTCTATTTGGGCTTTGACGGTCCATCAACTTCTTCTGCTACTAATATCGACTGGTAGTAGATGAATTACGTAGGCTTACACGTACACACACACTATTCATTATTTGATGGTGTTGCTACTCCAGAAGAATATATTGACCGAGCAGTTGAACTTGGTATGCCAGCATTGGCTATCACAGATCACGGAACTTTATCTGGGCATCGGGAACTGTACCGAATTGCAAAAGCAAAAGGTGTAAAGCCAATTCTTGGCGTAGAAGGATATTTTTGTCCTGATCGATTTGATAAAAGGGCAAAAGCAGAACGCATCGAGCCAACTGATATGGTCTATAATCATATTATCCTTCTTGCTAAGAACCAACTTGGTTTAGAAAATCTAAACAAGATAAATGAGATCGCTTGGACTGAAGGATACTTTAATAAGCCACGATTTGACTTTGAAACTCTTGAAAAGTACAGCGAAGGCATTATTGTTTTATCTGGATGTCTAAGCGGTATCATTGCAAAAGCCTTAGAGCACGGAGAGTATGCTCAGGCAAAGAAGCACATTGAATGGTTTAAGAGAGTGTTTAAGGATGACTTCTATATGGAGTTAATGCCACACAATGGTGCAGAGGTTAACAAGCAACTAGCAGATCTTGCAGATGAGTTTAAGATTCAGACTGTTGTTACTCCAGACTGCCACCATGTTGATGAATCACAAAAAGAGATTCAAGAGTTTAAACTTCTTATGAATTCTCACGCAAAGGTTCAAAAAGACGTAACCTATGAAAAGTCTAAAAAGCAAGATGGAATGATGAAGCGTCTTGATTATCTCTACGGAGAAGATCGACAGATGTCATTTAACAAATTTGATATTCACCTATTGTCTTATGATGAAATGAAGGTTGCCATGGAATCGCAGGGTATAGTTAGAGAAGACATGTACATTAACTCTATAGCCATTGCAGATAAGGTTGAAGACTACGATATTAAAGATGGTCTAAACCTTTTACCTGTTCAGTATAAGAATCCAGATAAAGAATTAAAGGCTCTTGCCCTTGAGGGTTTAAAGGTTAGAGGGTTTGATACAAACAAAGAATACCTAGATAGACTTGATGAAGAGTTGCAGATTATTAAAGATAAGTCCTTTGGTCCATATTTTCTTGTTGTAAGTAACATGATTTCTTGGGCAAAGAAAGAAGGCATTATGGTAGGTCCAGGTCGTGGATCTGCTGCTGGCTCTTTGGTTTGTTATACTCTTGGTATTACAGAGGTTAACCCAATAGAACACGGATTGCTCTTCTTCCGTTTCATTAACCCAGATAGAAATGACTTTCCAGATATTGATACAGATATCCAAGATAATAGACGTGAAGAAGTTAAAGATTATCTTGTTAGACAGTATCGACACGTTGCATCTATTGCTACCTTCTTGCAATTTAAAGATAAAGGCGTAGTTCGAGATGTTGCACGAGTACTAGATATTCCTTTAACAGATGTTAATAAGGTCCTTAAACTTGTAGATACTTGGGATGAATACTGTTCATCAAAGACAACCGTATGGTTTCGTGAAAAATACCCAGAGGTAGAGATCTATGGAGATAAACTTCGTGGTCGTATTCGTGGAACAGGAATCCACGCTGCTGGAGTTGTAACAAGTAAAGAGCCTATATTCAGACATGCACCAATGGAAACACGTTCAAGCACTGGAAGTAATGATCGTATTCCAGTTGTTGCTGTAGACATGGAAGAAGCAGAAAGAATTGGATTAATTAAGATTGATGCACTTGGTCTTAAGACACTGAGTGTTATTCAAGATACGTTACAGATGGTTAAAGAAAATCATTTTAAAGAAATAAAATTACTTGATATTGATTTAACAGATGCAAATGTTTATGAAATGCTTTCAAGTGGGTACACAAAAGGTGTATTCCAGTGTGAAGCAACCCCGTATACTAACCTGCTAGTTAAGATGGGTGTAAAAAATCTTAACGAATTAGCAGCATCAAATGCATTAGTTAGACCAGGCGCTATGAATACTATTGGTAAAGACTACCTTGCACGTAAGCATGGAAAACAGTCTGTATCATATACTCATCAGGTCATGAAGCAGTTTACGGAGGATACATATGGGTGTGTTTTATACCAGGAGCAACTCTT